TAAATCAATATTACTACTCCATAATATATTAGCAAGGTCTTTATCGGTTTCTTTATTTAGTTCGTTAAATATAATATTAGAACTTGATTCATATTCATTTAATAAATTATTGTAATAAGATAATTCCTTGTTGCTATTCTCAAATTTTTTTATCATATTGTTATGCATTGCATCAAGAGTATAAGTTTCATTTGTATCAGTATATATTTTTTTTTTTGATGATTTTTCTTTAAACATCATTTATAATAAAATTATTGAAATAAAGTTTTATATATATTATATTAGAAATTTAATCGCGTAGTAATTTATATTTTTTTCTCCACTAATAGTATAAAGAATATAGCGTAAATGGGTGGTGGTCTTCTTCAACTAGTAGCTTATGGTGCTCAGGATGTTTATTTAACTGGTAATCCTCAAATTACCTTTTTTAAAGTTGTATATCGTCGTCATACTAACTTCGCTATTGAAGCTATCCAACAAACTTTCAATGGAAATCCAGGTTATGGAAACACTGTAAATTGCCAAATCTCTCGCAACGGTGATTTAATCAACCGCATGTATCTTCAAGTAGATGTGCCTTCTGCGACACAAGGTACTGATACATATGTTAACTACTTAGGTCTTCGTTTATTAAAATCTGTTGTAATTGAAATTGGTGGTCAACAAATTGATAAACACTATTCCGACTGGATGTACATCTGGAACGAATTATCTTTACCAACTGGCAAACGCTATGCGTATGACAAGATGGTAGGTGCTGACTCCAATGACACAACAGGTTCTACGAATGCTGCAACAACTACTACTTTATATGTACCACTTGAATTCTGGTTCTGCCGCAATGTAGGCTTAGCTCTTCCATTAATCGCCCTTCAATACCATGAAGTCAAAGTTAAAATTGAATTTGAACAAAAATCTAATTGTATTGTAACAAATTTGGGCGCCACCACTGGTACTACTGCTACCAATTTCCCTGATCTTAAAGATATGTCTTTATGGGTAGATTACATCTTCCTTGATACCGATGAACGCCGACGTTTTGCTCAATTATCCCATGAATATTTAATCGAGCAATTACAATTCACCGGTACTGAAACTCTTGGCACTGGCAGCACTCGTGTTAAACTCAACTTCAACCACCCATGCAAAGAATTAGTATGGGTCGCCAAAGCCAAAGGTACAACAGCACGTAATGCCAGATGGTATGATTATTCTGATATAGATGCACAAGATGGTAATGCTGTTGTGCCAAATGAAAAAGCTAAGAATCCATTTGTTGATGCCATCTTACAATTAAATGGCAATGATCGTTTCGCAGTACGCAAGGGATCCTATTTCAATTTAGTACAACCTTATCAACATCACACTAACGTATCTGCCAACCCTGGTATCAACGTATATTCCTTTGCTCTTAAACCTGAAGACCATCAACCAAGTGGCACTCTCAATATGTCTCGTATTGACACAGCCACTCTCATGGTTACTACTGTTGATAAATTGCAAAAAAATGAAACAAGAGGAAACACGGAAGCAAACATAACTTACAATGGCATCAATATATATGCTGTAAATTACAACGTTCTCCGCATATTATCTGGTATGGGTGGTCTTGCCTATTCCAACTAAATTATTCAATTATATGTTTTATTTTTCAATATATTATAACAATAATAATGTATATGTTTTGTGTAATATTAGACTTTTTTTTTTCTCCACTAATAGTATAAAGAATATAGCGTAAATGGGTGGTGGTCTTCTTCAACTAGTAGCTTATGGTGCTCAGGATGTTTATTTAACTGGTAATCCTCAAATTACCTTTTTCAAAGTTGTATATCGTCGTCATACTAACTTCGCTATTGAAGCTATCCAACAAACTTTCAACGGAAATCCAGGATATGGCAACCGTGTAACTTGCCAAATCTCTCGCAATGGTGATTTAATCCACCGCATGTATTTAGCAGTTGATATGTCTGCTGAAACCAGAGAAGTATGTCCTTATTTCGGTTTACGTCTCGTTGACTATGTAGAACTTGAAATTGGTGGTCAAAAGATTGACAAACAATATTCCCACTGGATGTATGTATGGAATGAATTATCATTACCTATATCCAAACGTGATGGCTACAAGAAAATGGTAGGTGGTGATGGTGGTGTATTAAGTTCTACTTCTAATGATCAATTATACGTACCACTTGAATTCTGGTTCTGCCGCAATGTAGGTTTAGCTCTTCCATTAATTGCTCTTCAATATCACGAAGTCAAAGTAAACATCTTATTCCAAACTGCTGATAAATGCAGAGGTACTGATAATGCTCTTGGTGATCTTGGTGCTACTTCATTATGGGTAGATTACATCTTCCTTGATACTGATGAACGCAGACGTTTTGCCCAATTATCCCATGAATATTTAATTGAACAATTACAATTCACCGGTACTGAATCTGTATCTGGTGCACAAGCTAAACCAAAATTATCCTTCAATCATCCTTGCAAGGAATTATACTGGTTTGTTGAAGCACAAGGCGCCAATACTACTATTAATAACGTTAATTGGTTTAATTACACATTAACACCTGGTGCATTATCAGATGTTTTAACAAAAGTTAGTGAAAGAAGTGCAGTAAATTCCATCAATCCAATTGTATCTGCCAAACTAGTATTAAACGGAAATGATCGTTTCTCAGAACGTCCTGGTTCTTATTTCAATTTAGTACAACCTTATCAACATCACGAAAATGTTCCAGATAATGCTGGTTTAAATGTTTATTCATTTGCTCTTAAACCAGAAGAACATCAACCAAGTGGCACTCTCAATATGTCCCGTATTGACACCGCAGTACTAAACTTAAACTTAAGCTTACGAACAAACGAAACTTCATCATTACATGTATATGCTGTCAATTACAACGTTCTTCGCATATTATCTGGTATGGGTGGTCTCGCTTATTCCAATTAAATTTTTCTACATTATTTTTTTCATATTATAATAATAATAGTTTGTGTATAATAATATCTTCTTTTTTTTTCTCCACTAATAGTATAAAGAATATAGCGTAAATGGGTGGTGGTCTTCTTCAACTAGTAGCTTATGGTGCTCAGGATGTTTATTTAACCGGTAATCCTCAAATTACCTTTTTCAAAGTTGTATATCGTCGTCATACTAACTTCGCTATTGAAGCTATCCAACAAACTCCAACTGGAAGCAATTCCTTAGGTTCTCGTGCCAGTTTCCAAATAACTCGCAATGGTGATTTAATCCACCGTGTATATTTCAATGGTAAAATCAAGAATTATAATACTGCTGGCGCTACTAACAATGTAGCCCTTGTACCAAACTTTGGTCAAAAATTATTAAAAACTGTTGAATTAGAAATTGGTGGACAACGTATTGATAAACATTATTCTGAATGGCTATACATCTGGAATGAATTATCATTACCTTCTGGCAAACGCTCTGGTTACAATACTATGGTTGGTGCTAACAACGCTAATTTATGTACCAAATTAGCAGCACAATCTGAATACGAATTATATGTTCCTCTTGAATTCTGGTTCTGCCGCAATGTAGGTTTAGCTCTTCCATTAATCGCCCTTCAATATCACGAAGTTAAAATCAACATTGAATACGAATCTGCTGCTAACTTAGTAGATACTAATGATGCTAACTTATGTGAAGATGAAGATGCTGCAACTGCTGGCGAAGGTGCGGGCGAAGGTGGGTGCACTAATGGTAATAAACGTGCTGATAATTATGGAGTAAATTTTGGCTTAGAATTAGCTACGGCTACCCCTACTGCTACTGGTACTACTAAATTCGCAACCGGTTCTAGTGTTTCATTACATGATGCTAATTTATGGGTTGACTATGTTTTCCTTGATACCGATGAACGCAGACGCTTTGCTCAATTATCCCATGAATATTTAATTGAACAATTACAATTCACTGGCACCGATACCATGTCTCAATCTGCTTCTGCTGATAGCATGAAACCAGTTAGACTTAACTTCAACCATCCATGCAAAGAACTTATTTGGGCTGTTAAATCTGACAATAATGAATCAAAAGAACAATACCCATTCTGGAACAACTTTTCAACTGCTGAAAGTGAAGATATTGATACTAAAACTGCAAATAATTACAGTACCTCTAAAAATCCTACATGGCAAGCGAAAATTATGCTTAACGGCAATGATCGTTTCGCTACTCGCAAAGGTGATTATTTCTCCCTTGTTCAACCTTACCAACATCACGAAAATACTCCTGATGAAAACCACAAAGGTATCAATGTATATTCTTTCGCTCTTAAACCCGAAGAGCATCAACCAAGTGGCACTCTTAATATGTCTCGCATTGATACCGCGGTATTATCGTTATCTTCTCGTGTAGCTGGTACTATCCACGTATATGCGGTCAACTACAACGTTCTCCGTATATTATCTGGTATGGGTGGTCTCGCTTATTCCAATTAAAAAAATAATTTATTTAATAAATCTATATTATTTTTATACATGTATAATATTAAACCATTCAAGTATATTATCATCAGTTATAATAACATTATTTTCAATAAGTACCATAATATCAAATAATTTTTTAGATAACAAATATGATATTTCTTGTATATAGTTATTTAATCCAATGTTTCTTTCATTATAGCAATAATCTATCTTATTATATAAGATATCAATACATTTATTATTAAGTTTTTTAATATAATAGCTAAGTCGAGCTTCATAATGACTCATTTTATCATCTTTATATCCTAAAATATCTGGCTTCAAAATCTTAATCAAATACGATTCAACCATATCACAATTGTAATTATTAATTTTGTCTTCAAGTAGCATATTGAAATTAGTTTTTTCTTTAACTAGACTATTACATAGTTTAGATGATTCAGAGAGTTTTTTTAAGGTTCCAAAATCATTATTTAGATAACGCATGATGTTACCATTGAAATCTTCAATAAACACGTTGTTCATAATGTTAATAAAAGTATATTTATATATATTATCATTTTTTATATAAAAA